CCAACATTTACTGGTACAGTAACTCTTCCTACTGGAACAATTACTACTGGAATGATTGCTGACGGAGCAGTTGCAACAGCAGATATTGCAGACGTAGCTGTATCAACTGCAAAAATTGCAGATTCTGCAGTTACTTCAGCAAAGATTGCAGATTTAACAATTGTAGATGGAGACATAAGCGCCTCAGCCGCAATTGCACAATCTAAAATTTCAGGGCTAACATCCGCACTTGATTTGAAAGCACCGCTTTCCTCACCAGCACTTACAGGTGTTCCAACAGCCCCAACAGCAACAGCTGGAACAAATACTACACAAGTTGCAACTACAGCATTTGTAGGAACAGCAGTGTCAGATCTTGTAGCATCAGCACCAGCAGCTCTTAATACTCTTAATGAGTTGGCAACTGCTCTTGGAAATGATGCATCATTCTCAACAACAATTACAAATAGCATTGGCCTAAAAGCTCCACTTGCTTCACCAACATTTACTGGTACAGTAACAGTTGCAGCAGCAGGCGTAGCATTTACAGATGGAACACAAACAAAAGCTGGCGTACCATCACTTACAACAATTGGAACAACAATTGGAGCAGCATATAACCTAGGAACAGGTGGAGTTTCAGGTCCAACTCATGGTCTTACATTAAGAGATCAGTTAATTCCAATTTCAGGAACATTTGCAGTGACAGTGCCAACAAATGCAACATTAGCTTTCCCAATTGGAACATCAATTGATTTCTATCAATCAGCTGGAACAGGTGCAAACTTTGTTGAAGCAGTAGGAGTCACAATTCTTCGTACACCAGGTTTAAAATTAAGAACAACATACTCATCAGCAACATTAACTAAGGTCGCAACAGACACATGGTTACTTGCTGGAGATCTAAGCGCATAATAAAATAAATGGATAGGGGTTAAATGAATGGCAAGTAAAAGAAGAGGTATAAAATCATCGGCTCAAGATAATTTCTTAGAGCCAAGCCAACCAACAATTACTGGAGCTTCAAACGTTGGAACATCTCGACCATTTAATAATGGAGCGGTGACAATAACCTTTACTTTACCAGCAGCATCCCCTGCAGCAACATCTTTTACAGTAACAGCAAGTACTGGCCAAACAGGAACAGGATCTTCTTCACCAATTACTGTTGAAGGAATTGCTTCTGGAGCAACTCCAACATTTAGCATGACAGCATCAAATGCAGCAGGAACCTCAATTGTTTCAGCAGCAACTGGAGCTATTACCGTTACTACAGTTCCTCAAGCACCAACAATAACAGCAACAAATGTAGGAACAGGACGAGCATATAATGATGGTGCAATAACTTTAGCATCAACAGGTGGCGCCACTGGTGGTTCTGCAATTACCGCTTACACTGTTACATCTGGAGCTCTTAGTGGTTCGGGATTACTTCCATTAACTATTGGAGGCCTTGCATCAGCAACAGCTTATACTTTTAGCGTAACAGCAACAAATGCTAATGGAATATCAGCAGCCACAACATCAAGTTCAGTTACGGCAACTACAGTTCCTCAAGCACCAACTGTAACAGTAGCAGACGTAGGAATTGGTCGAGCATATAATAATGGTGCAGTAACCATTACAGCAACTGGCGGCGCTACTGGTGGTTCTGCAATTACCTCTTATACTGCCACATCTGGCGCTCTTACTGGTTCTGGAGCTTCCCCAATAACCATTCAAAGTCTTAGCTCAGCAACAGCTTATACTTTTAGCGTAACAGCAACAAATGCTAATGGAACATCAGAAGCCACAACATCAAGTTCAGTTACGGCAACTACAGTTCCTCAAGCACCACAAAACTTAACAGCAACAGCTGGCGTTAATCAAAATACAATTAACTGGCAAATAGGAGCTTCTGGAGGATCTGCATTAACACGGCACAATGTTACTGGATCAGATGCTTCTGTATCTGGAAACCTAGCAGCAAATGCAACAACTACTATTATTGCTGATACAGCAAATACTTCTCAAACATATTCAGCTACAGCAACTAATGCTAATGGAACATCTTTAGCTTCAAATAATAGTGCTAATATTACTACCATAGCTCCGTTTTTCCCATTCTTCCCGCCGTTCTTCCCACCGTTCTTCCCACCGTTCTTCCCACCGTTCTTCCCACCGTTCTTCCCATTCTTCCCACCATTCTTCCCACCGTTCTTCCCGTTCTTCCCACCGTTCTTCCCACCGTTCTTCCCATTCTTCCCACCGTTCTTCCCACCGTTCTTCCCACCGTTCTTCCCACCCTTCTTCCCATTCTTCCCACCATTCTTCCCACCATTCTTCCCGCCGTTCTTCCCACCGTTCTTCCCATTCTTCCCACCATTCTTCCCGCCGTTCTTCCCACCATACTTCCCGTTCTTTAAGGGACCAAGCTTCCCGTTCTTCCCATTATTTGGACCGTTCTTCCCACCATACTTCCCATCATTTGGACCGTTCTTCCCACCGTTCTTCCCAAGTTTTGGCGGCGGACCGTACTTCCCATACTTTAGAGGATACTAAATAAAATATACTTTTCTTTTCTTGAATAGTATGATAAGATGTTATAGTAGAAATGAGATACTATGGAATGGTATGACCTACCAAGAATTGAAAAAACAACTTCAAGAGTTGAATCAAAAAAAATTGATGAAAACATTGTTGTTGAAAACCTTGAATACGGGATAAATCTTTATAGAAATGCAATAAGTAAAGAAGACTGCCAAAATCTAATTGCCATGCTTGAAGAAGAAATATCTTTAGAAAAAGTTGGAATTCAATGGAATGGCGCAAGAGTTAATGGAAAAGATAGAACTACTCATGCCAGAAATTGTTATGATTTAAAATTTAAAAAAGATCAAATTGGTAAATATATTTCTGACAGTGATGTTTTAAGAGAATGCTATGATATTGTTGATATTGGATTAAATAAAGCATTAAGACATTATGAATCAGAATGGAATTTTAATATTAATTATAAAGAAGCATTTAACTTTGTAAAATATTTACCAGGAGAGTTTTTTAAAATACATGCTGACCATGGTCCATATTACACATGTACGGTATCAGCAGTTGTATATTTAAATGATGATTACGTGGGCGGAGAAATTGAATTTCCAAGACATGATATGATTTTAAAACCAAAAGCAGGAGATATAATACTGTTTCCATCTAACTTTGTTTACGAGCATGCTTCTTTAAATATATCATCTGGAACAAAATATTCTGTAGTTATTATGATGGATTATAACGATCTCTATCATAAAGAAGAGACTGGACAAAAATATTAAAATACTATTTCAATCTTTTAGACCATGGCTAGATAAATTCAGCCCTTCTTTACCAAAGCCAACTCAGGGCAGTATTCCTGAATGGTACAAAGAGGCGGACAGATTTGCAAAAATGCCAAATGGAGAATACTATAAAGCCACTAAAGAGGTTTGCCCTATCCCAAGGGAAGGCACAAAAGATGACTATGGTAAAATTCCAACATGGAAGGCTTGCCCAGCAATACTAGATGCATTTATGACTGGATATGTATTAAGCACGCCATGCGATTTATTTTTTTCAAAAAATAAAAAGGGAAAAATATCTGTAGAGATAAAAGATAAAAAGCATGTAGGCTTTGTAACAGAAAGACCTCCTATGCAGCAATTTCCATCTCCAGTTGGTTATCACGAAGATCATTTTGCTTGGTACCCAGAATGGGGAATTCAAGTTCCAAAAGGATACAGTGCATTATTTATGACACCAATGAATAGATTTGATTTGCCTTTCTTGAATACCAGCGGTATTGTTGATAATGATGAGGTCCACTTACTTGGTACATTTCCATTTTTTATTGCAAAAGATTGGGAAGGAACTGTCCCAAAAGGCACACCATTTCTACAAGTACTTCCATTTAAAAGAGAAGACTGGAGCCACGAAGTTGAGTATCTTGATGTAAAAGAAATGCAAAAAAAACTAATGGATAATGCAAAGTTTTATCGTCAGCCCGACGGTGGAGTGTATAAGTCAAAAATTTGGAAAAAGAGAGAATATAAATGACAACAGAAAAGAAAAGCACATCTCCAACATGGAGTAGCAAAGAAGAGTTGGCTCCTGGAATATTTGTATATAGAGACGTATTAAAAAAAGAATTTGACATTATAAATAGACTTGAAGGCTCAGTTGGTCCAGTTGGCAGTAAAGAAAAAAGATATTCTTATCAGCCAGCTTATGTTGGGTATCAACAGTTAATGCCAGACTATAGAGATTGCGTAGATTTCAAATTTAAAAAAAGCGATATAGCTCTTGATAAAAGTGAAGATGCTGAAAAGTTAAAATCTCTATGGCAAGATGTTTATGATGCTCAATATCCAGTAGTTGTAGATTACTGCAAAGCGCATAATATTATGGAGCTTAAATATTGGGAAGCTTTTAATTTTATTAAATATGGAGAAAGCCAACATTTTATGGAGCACCAAGACCACGGATATTCTTATAATTGCGTTGTGTCCTTGGTTGGTTATGTTAACGATGACTATGATGATGGAGGATTGTATTTTAGACTTCAGGGCCTAGATATTAAGCCAAGAGCTGGAGACCTTTATATTTTCCCATCTAACTTTATGTACCCTCATCAAGCAAAAGCTGTAACCAAAGGAACAAAATATTCTATAGTAACTATGCTTGACTATAGTAAAAAATTTCATACTCAAGAGATGTATGATCCAAAATGGGATAACGAAATCAATGAAAATAACAGCCTATAAAAATAAACAGACTAGGTCTAAAATAGAACAAACTAAAGTTAAAAGAGACTGGATGGATGAAACTCTAAATGCCCATGCATACAAATGTTTTCCAGTTTCTTTGGCAAATACAATTGGTTGGTCAATCTCATTTTTAGATGATATTGAGTTCAGTTGGGATGGTATTTCAGATACGACTCCAGATCATGTAAAGATAATATCGGATCCAGCACAAGTTGCTACTGGCCAAAGAGCAAATGGCACAATTAGTTTTTACTCTGGGTTTTTCTTTGAGACGGATCCAAATGTTTCAATGCTTCAAATAGTTCCTCCTAATTTTTTTGTAGATGGAGCTACTCCATTTACAACAATTATTTCAACATCTGTTTTAAAAGAGGGCATACCAATTGCATGGAAAATAACAAGACCGAATACTGTTATAAAGATTCCAGCGGGCATGCCAGTGGCAACATTTATCCCTATATCTTTGTCAGAGTATCAAAATGTAGAGCTCGAAGTAAAAGATAAAGTATTTACTGAGTCAGAGCATATACGTAGACAAGCGAGACTTAAGGCCTGGGATAAAATTACTCAATCAGGTGGATTCACAAATTTCTATAGAGATGCAGTAGATTACGATGGCACCGTCCTTGGAAGCCATGAGGTTAAGTCTTTAAAGTTAAAAATTACTGACCTTACTTCAAGCAATGAGAAATGATATAATAAGAATATGAATCAAACAAATCAAGACGCTTCAGTCGTATACAAGACTCCATCTTTAACCCCATCTGGATTTTTTGGATCTGGCAAGGACATGATAGTTGAGCTAGAAAACTTTATGACACAAGAAGAAATAGAGTTTCTTGAAGCAGCTGCTAGAAAGATTACCATTTGGGATGTAACGGAGAGCCATGTAAATGAAAATGGTACAACCGTATATGATCATAATTATTGGAAAGATAGAGTCTGCACAAGCCCATCTTTAGACAAAAATGATCCAGCAATTAGGCCCGTTCTCCAGGGTTTGTTTGAAAGACTAAAACCAATTGTTGAAGATTTTTATAAAGTTAAAGTAACTCCAACTGGAACAACAATTGTTCGTTGGCTTCCTGGACAGTTCCAGAAACCACATGCAGATAAAGAGCTTCATGAACTTCCAGATATTGGATTGCCAAATGATTTTCCATACTACGATCTATCAAGCTTATTTTATTTGAATGATGATTACGAAGGTGGGGAATTATATTTTCCACTACAGGGAGTTCAATTTAAACCTAAAAAGGGAGCAGCTTATTTTTTCCCAGGCGATATGAATTATATCCACGGAGTAACTGAAATTAAAGGTGCTATAAGATACACTTGTCCATTTTTCTGGGAAATTTTAGAGCATACTGGAGAAAACCAACCAGATCCAAATAAAAAATATCATAGAACACTACTAGATGGAGATATAAATAAATGAGTATTTCAGAAAGATTAACGCCAGATATTTTAGTGTTTAAAAACTTTTTAACAAAAGAAGAATCTTCCGCAATTATAAAAGTTTTAGAAGCGCAGGTTGCAAATGAAAAGCTATCTTGGACACCTATCACTTTCTATGAATCATACTCATCAGTTTTGCCCCAAGACGGAGATGAAGAACTAGAGCAGTTCGGCTTGCCATCAGATTTTTTTTCAGTTCTTCAAAATAGAATTATTGATGCTGTAGCTGAGGTGCATGGAAATTCTTCATTTGATATTCATAAAATTGGATTTCATGCTCAAAAGTGGGAGCCAGGAGCTTATGCTAAAGAGCATTCTGACAATACAGATTTGCAGGGAAACACTGGCCCATTTGAAAGAAGTAGATACGCAGCCTTCTTGTATTTAAATGATGAGTTTGAGGGCGGTCAGTTAATATTTAACAAGCAAAATCATACACTTGTCCCAGAGACTGGAACGCTAGCAGCTTTTGCAGGAGGCTTTGATAATACTCATGAGGTTACAATGATAACTTCTGGAATAAGATACACCCTAGGTTCATTTTGGGATGATCGGTCACCAGAATCATATCCACAAGAAACAATAGACGCTTGGGATGCAGAAATGAAAAAAATTAGAGAAGAGCAGGAAGTTATAAAGTCAGAATGGCAAGATGCATTAAAAGAAGGATACCGAATAGATCTAGATGGAAATAAATATAAAATAGAGGAGAACGACAAATGAAGCTAGAAGAAAAATTACATGAAAATGTTTACATGTATTCAGATGTAATTGAGAACCCCCAGGCAATTATTGATTTAGTTAATAAGCTTGATTCTGATGAAAGAGTTCATAAGGTTATTCCAAGCTGGAAAAACTGGAATTCAAGTAGCAGAGACGGCAACATCTTTGGAAAGAAAAAAGATTTTAACCTTTCTGAAGTAGAAAACCTAGATGATGATTTAAGAAAAGATGTCGACCTAATTATATCAACAATTAGAAATGCTATTAAGAATATATCAGAGTCTTTTATTGTTGATCGAGGCCTTAAGGGAGTTCCAAACGTATCACCGTTTGTTGGTATACAAAAGTATATTCCAGGCTGTGCAATGGGAGCTCACTTTGATAGACAAGCTGGAGATAATAGCCTAGAGTGGTCAATTATTATTTACTGGAATGATGACTATGAAGGCGGAGAAATATCGTTTGTTATTAGACCAGAAGATCTAAGATTAGAAATGAATGGTCATCTTAGACCACCAGATGATGCGCTAGACCCAAGGACTAAAGACATGGTCACATTTACTGCAAAGCCAAAAGCTGGAAGCGCATTAATTTTCCCATCTACAGATCCATACAAGCACCAAGTTCATATTATGAAAGAAGGAGAAAAGTTTATTACTCCTGGATTTATATTTGTTGATGGTTATGTTGTAGGTGGCCCAGGTGGACCATCAGAAGAATACATAAAGGCCTATCACGAACAAAACCAAGAATAATGTAGTTGATGTTAGACTATAAAATTGCAAAGTTATCTGATCAAGTTTATGAAATACAAAATTTTATAACACAAGACGAGCTTGATCAGGTAATGCAGTTTGCTGAATCTAAAGATAATTTAGATTGGTCTGAAGAGGGTATACAGTATGATTTTTGGACAGACAAAGTTTTAAATAGCAGTTTAGTAAATAAAGAGTCTATATTTAGTGATATATATAAAAGAGTCTGTAATTTATTTAATGGAAATCTAGAAGTAACTGGAATAAATCTTCAAAGATATATGCTAAACGATGCCCTTGGTGAGCATACAGATGATCATGATGGCCACAGACTTAATGGAGAACAGGTTTTTTATGGAGTAGTTATTTATTATAATGATGACTATAAAGGCGGAGAGCTAAGGTATCCAGATCTTGGGATAACCCATAAACCAATTGCAGGATCATTGCTTCTGCATGCTGGAGAGATACTTCATGGAACACTTCCAGTTCAAGATAATATAACTAGATACATATCTACAATGTTTGCAAAGCATAAACTAAATGAAGTTGTGTCTTTGAATAAAGATGTTTTTGGAGAAATAAATGGAATATAAAGGTAATAGTGGTCAAGAAAGATTTGTTACTCAGTTACTTAAAAATAAAGAAAATGGGTTTTACGTAGAGCTTGGTGCTTTTGATTCAAAGCAAGGAAGCAACACCTATCATCTAGAAACAGACTATAATTGGAACGGCGTATCATTTGAGATAGACAAGCAAAGACACGCAGAGTTTGTATCAAATAGAAAAAACCCATGTATCCTTGGAGATGCTACGCATTTTAATTACCTTTCATATTTTGAAGAAAATAATTTACCAAAACAAATTGATTACCTGCAAGTAGATATTGATGCTGGATATACGCCACAAGGAAATGCTGTAGGAAATCCCTATCTAACACTGCATGGACTATTAGCAGTTCCATTAAGCAAATACAGATACTCTATAATAACTTTTGAGCATGATGCCCAAATTGAATATAATAATAAAGGCATGAGAGAAGCCCAACGAGAAATCTTATCCTCTCTCGGCTATAAGCTAGTTGTAAGGCAATGGCATGAAGACTGGTGGGTAGACCCGTATGCAATTGATTATCTAGAATATAGAGAACATTTTAACATGGGATGGACGTAATGAGCGGACAACTAAAGCAAGAGCATCACGATGTAGTTAAAGAGTATCTTGAAGCGGTAGCTAATAAAAAAGGTGATGCCTATATGCTTACAATTGCAAGAGACGGGGAAGAACCAGCAAGATCAATTATCTTCTTTCCTAACGCAATTGAAGCAGCAGAAGCATATAATATGTATGAAGACTGGGGCTTTGCAAAGCAGTATCTAACAGTTAGATTGTATGAGCCCAATGGAAGAATTAATGAAAAGGTCTTTAAGAGAAATCAGGCTGGAGACCCTAGCTTTTTAAGAACAAATTATATTGATGTCACAGAGACCCTATTGAAATTAAAGCCTTTAATCTCAATTCAAGCATACGAAGATACCTGCATGGAAATAATGACCTCATTTGCCAAAGATAATTGGAGATTTGACCCAGAAAGATTCTTATCAAATCTGGGAATTGATAAAAAACTAGACTCTTGATTTTGGCAGTTGTTGTAGTATAATATTAAATATGACTCCTTATAAAAGAATCCCTAGAAGGCACTTTACAGACCTTCAATTCAACCCGTACTTTAAGAGCCATGCCTTTACTGAAAGAACAGACGCTGCTTATGAAAAAAATAAACAATCTGCCTCTAATATGTTAAGGAAATTTAAAAAGATATTTTTTAGGAAATAATGTCATACTATCTTTCTACAATAAAAGATTTACCTACTGGACTATGGAAGCTTGATGAGACTTCAGGTTCTGTTGCTTATGATATTTCTGGTTGCGGTAATAATGGATCTTATGTAGGTGGAATTGAAATATCGGGCATGCCAATAGTTTCTGGTGGCCGACATTCAAATAAAATAGATAGCACTAAATCAATTCAGTTTGTTATTTCAAAAGATTTTTCTGGAACCACAGGCACAGGAGGTTTTGGAACACCATCAACATATGACAATGACTTTACGCTTGAAGCATGGTTTCATCCAAAAACGCTAACATCTATAACTCCAATATTTGCAGACATAGACGGAATTGGTTTGTATTGGGATAATGGCAACGTAGTATTTAAATTAGAAAATGAAAGGCTTGATTACTCTGTTCCTAATCCAAATAGAGTGCTTCATATTGTTGGAGTGTATTCTATAAGCTCAATGAGTTTGTATATAGATGGAGTTTTAGTTGAAAGCAAACCTATATCCATATCTTTTACAAATACAAGTATAACACTATCATGTGGACCAGCGCCAGCAGGTGAACATTTTATAATAGACTGCCCAGCAGTTTACAGATATGCTCTTTCTGGAAACTCAATACTATCACACTACAATAATTTATTTTTAAATAATGATGAGCAGATTGCAGTTCCAGAGTTAGGTGAGTTATTTAGAGGCGCAGAAAGATACCAAGACATAACAACAAAATATGTTTATCCAGTTCAGGTACCTTGGAAAGACCTCATATATGATAATGCAGCAATTTCGTATAATCAAAATAACAATAGCATTTATTTAAATTCAGGATTTACTAGCGGAGAATTTGTAGAAGATATAGTTTTAAACATTACAAATCAATATGTATCTTCAAAGATAGAGTGGGTAGCTTCAAAAGGAGTCTCAGTATATGTGTCGGAAACATCTGAAACTGGACCGTGGACACCGTGTGTAAATGGATCATCAATACCAGGCTTTTCTCAAGGTTCTGCATTTTCTTCAACCAAAATACTATACTTTAGATTTGTATTTACATCTACAAACTCAGACATTTACTTGCCAGAACTTTACTCTTTAAAGATTTATTTTCATTCTGAGAAGAAGATGTTTTCTCATAATGGAGGAAGTACTCTATCTACTTCGCAACCAACCATTGGGGGCACTTGGGATTTTGATGTGTCCAACAATAAATATCCAATTAGAACCAGAAACTATGACAACGGTATAAGGCCAAAATCTTCAGCATTTTTTATAAACTCAGCAGAAGATGTTAGAAATATTGAAATGATATTTACTCCAAAATCATTATCTAGTGGCCACTTAATATTTAACAAAACTGGATCTACAGAAACCTACCTTTCTTGGGCGGCAGGCGGAGCAATATCAAAAGCCAATATAAGCAATATCTATATTAATGGCCAAGATGCATCCTCAGCAACAAATATATCCTCATACTTATATATAGATGAGCCTAACTATATATTAATAAAAACCAATTCAATAGTAAGTGGTCAGATCTGGTTTAATGGCAAGCAGCTTTTGGGAGTAAGAACTGGAGTCCTCGAAGATAATTTATATCAAAATATTGCACTGTACACAAATCCTCTAATTAGCCACCAAGAGCATTACGACCTCTATATAGGAAAGCCTTTATCTGTTGGGCAAGGATCGTCAATGTCATTGACACAAGGCCCCGTGTCAACATATTCAAGAGACAGGGTAGTGTTCCAAACTCTGTAATTTTGTCAGGTCAGGTGACAAAAGGCTGGACTTGTAGACATAAAGATGGTAAAATAATTAACTATGGACATAAAAAGAATTAATGCTCAAATGAAATCTGGGGATACCAGATTGGGTGTTTATGTCTGGGAGATGCCAGATGGCAGATGGGTTGGAGATGAAGACAACAACTTCCTATCAATAGCATCAATGATTGGTAATAAAGAAAGAATTGCTCTGCTAGCATCAGCAGTTGCTCACTATGGAATTGACGTCGGCCAGCCTAAGTTTATTGAGGGAAGCAGACAAATTGACGACGAAGAGTTTGAGTATCAAAAGCAAAGATTAAGATGGGGACTTACTCCAGATCCTTTAGATATTAGTGTACATAAAGAAGAGATGGCTAAGCTGAATGGTGGTAAAAAATGATTGAGAATGAAGACGATATGCTTATTAATAACATAGAGGTTTCTAACGTGGCGGACTGGATGAGATTTAATAATCCAACCACTCAAAAATCAGACGATCTATTTGATATAGAGGGCGAAGATATTTTAAAGCTTTCAGGACTGGGAGCTTCATTTAGAAGAAAAGTTTCTAGAGATCTGCAAAAATCTTTTGTTGGAAAAGACGGCGCAGTAAGCCAGCAGCTTCAACATCAACAAGCAGTTAGCGGGTACGCCACGTTTGATCTAATTCAACCAGAATACAACTTAGATTATCTATCAACAATTTATGAAATTTCTCCATACAACTACGCTGCTATAAATGCAAAGGTAGCAAACATAGTCGGTCTTGGATTTGATTTTATTGAATCAAAAAAGACAACGGATGCCTTAGATGAAATTAATGATGAAAAGCAATTAGAAAGAGCACGTAAGAAGCTGAATAGAATTAAGCAAGACTTGCATAAATGGCTTGAAGATTGTAACGAAGATGAAACTTTTAAAGAAACACTTATTAAGTTCTATACTGACGTAGAGGCTACTGGTAATGGCTATCTGGAGGTCGGTAGAACGACGACTGGAAAGATTGGGTACATTGGCCACATACCCTCAAAGACAATGCGTGTGAGACGCCTTAGAGACGGTTTTATACAGCTTCTTTACGGCAAGGCTGTATTCTTTAGAAACTTTGGGGATACAGAAACAATAAACCCTATAGCAGGACAAGAAGATAGACCTAACGAAATTATTCATTTAAAAAAGTACACCCCAAAAAATAACTATTATGGAATCCCAGATATAATTGCTGCACAAAATGCAATGGCTGGAAACGAATTTGCTGGTAAATATAACTTAGATTATTTTGAAAATAAAGCGGTCCCTCGATACATTATTACAGTAAAGGGAGCAAAGCTTTCTCCAGAATCTGAAAGAAAATTGCTTGAATTTTTCCAGGTCGGATTAAAGGGAAAGAACCACAGATCTTTATATATACCACTTCCACCAGACTCACCAGACTCAAAAACTGAATTTAAAATGGAGCCAATTGAAGCAGGGGCGCAAGAAGGTTCATTTGAAAAGTATAGGAATTCAAATAGAGATGAAATATTAATGGCTCACAGAGTACCAATTAATAAAATTGGCACCCCAGCAGGGATTAACTTGGCTGCAGCTAGAGACGCAGATAAGACATTTAAAGAGCAAGTTTGTCTTCCAGCACAGCAAAATCTAGAAAAAAAGCTAAGTAAAATAATTCAAGAAATGACTGATGCAATGGATCTAAAGTTCAATGAGCTTTCTCTAACAGATGCAGATACTCAGTCTAAAATAGATGAAAGATATCTTAGATTCCAGGTAATTACTCCAAATGAAATTAGAGTAAGAATGGGAATGGTCCCACGAGAAGGTGGAGATGTCCCAGTAGACCTTGCAGCCCAGGCAGCCGAAATTAAGGCTCAGGCTACTCAAAGTAGAACTCGTGACCAAGAGAGATCAGCAAATTCCCCAGATAAATCTGGGGAGGGCAGAAATGCAAAAGGAGATGGAAGACAAGTCAACTAGTCCTACTCAACTAGTTATTTGCCTTTTGATACAATAATCTCTATAATATATAACATATGATTATCGAAAAGTCACATTGGTCTTCAAATGGAAATGCTATTAATTTAGCTGTTCCATTTACAAAGGTCAATCGAGAAAAAAGAACAGTCTCAGGTTTTGCAACATTAGATAACCTAGATCAGACTGGTGACGTCGTTACGCAAGAAGCAAGTATGAAAGCGTTTGAAGGTTTCAGAGGAAACCTAAGAGAAATGCATCAGCCACTTGCAGTTGGCAAGGTTGCTTCATTCAGACCAGAAACTTTTTACGACCCAATAACAAAAGAATTTTACAACGGAGTTTACGTTGATGCATACATTTCAAAAG